GTGGGGTGAAATCTGTTGATGCATTAACTTATATTCTGGCAGAAACTTCTGCTGGCGCATCAAATGGTGAATTAGAATTCTATGTTGAAGACGGAGCTGGGACTGGTACTACAAAAGCGATGGGTATTACCAATGCTGGTGTTACTATTGCGGGCAACCTTACGATTAATGGCACAACTACTACAATTAATGCAGTAACTTTAACGGTTGATGATAAAAATATTGAATTAGGTTCTGTTAATACGCCTACTGATACTACTGCTGAAGGTGGCGGTATCACATTGAAAGGTGCTACAGATAAAACTATTATTTGGGGTGCTGCGACTGGTTGGGTTTCTGATGACGCTATCAGATCAAAACGAGCATTTACTGGAACTACAACAAGTACAACGGCAACTGCGATATTGGCTGTTCCAACTGCCACATATCGCACAGGTGAGTTGACTATGCAAGTTGTTAATGCTACTGCTTATAGAATTCTTAAATTATTCTTTGTTCATGACGGCACTACTGTAACCCTATCAGAAAATTATTTAACTGGCGGTGAAGTACAAACTGCTGCAACTAACACTACATTCACTGCTACAATCGCTGCTGGTACATTAACAGTTTATGCTACTGCTGCCAGTGGCACTGCAGTAATCAAGGGTGACGCAACTCTATTCAAGGTATAATAAATGGCTATTCCTAATTCAAGAGAATCTCTTAAACAATACTGTCTTAGAGATCTAGGTGCTCCAGTTTTGGAGATTAACGTAGATGATGATCAGTTAGAAGATCGTATTGATCAGGCTCTGGATTACTGGCGCCTGTATCACTACGAGGGTATCGAACAAGTTTACCTAAAACAAATTATCCGTGCTTCTGAAATAACTTTATCCACTAGCGTCGCTGCTACATTTAATATCAGTGAAGTAATTACTGGTTCTACTTCTGGCGCTACTGCCACAGTATGTAAAGAAACCTCTAGAATTTCAAACGGCACTTTGCTATTAGTGCAAAAAGTTGAAGGGCTGTTTACTCCAGGTGAAACCATTGTTGGTTCAGCGGGACATACTGCTGTTCTAAATTCAATCACCCTTGGTGAGTGGGATAAACGATATATTGATATTCCAGACTCTGTGTATGGTGTGCAAAAGGTATTGAGTATTGGTCAAGCGTCGTCTTCAAAGAATATCTTTGATTTGCAATATCAATTACGCCTTAACGACTTATACGACTTAACTTCTACGTCTATCATTTATTTTAAGACTGTTATGTCGCATCTGGCTCTACTTGATTTAGAGCTAAATGGTCATACTTTATATCGGTTCAATCGTTTACAAAATAGATTGTACTTAGACATTAATTGGAAGAGTGACGTTTACCTTGGCGACTATATTGTTGTTCAAGCATATCGCGCATTAGATCCTACTGAGTTCTCTAGAGTGTGGAATGAAAACTGGATCAAGCGTTATACTACTGCTCAATTCAAACGTCAATGGGGCACTAACCTAAAGAAATTTACAGGTCTTCAGCTTCCAGGTGGCGTAACACTAGATGGCGATAAGTTATATCAAGAAGCCATGGTAGAAATTCAAACACTTGAAGATGAACTTCAAAATAAATCTGCTCCATTAGAGTTCTTCCTAGGATAAAAATGAGTACCGTAAATGTCTATTTCTCTCAGGGAACTAAAAACGAACAGTTCATGATTGAGGACATTATCATTGAATCGTTAAAGATTTATGGTAATGAGGTTTTCTACATTCCAAGATCTTTGGTATCTAAAGATAATGTGCTTGGTGAAGATCGTCTGTCTCAATTTAAGACTGCGTTTCCAATTGAAATGTATTTTGAGAACGTAGACTCATTTGGTGGTCAAGGTGCATTCATTCAGAAGTTTGGTTTAATGATTGAACAGTCAGCGACATTAGTTGTTGCCCGTAGACGTTGGAGCCAGTTCATTGGTCGCTATGGTGTGACTACTGTTCCGAATCGCCCGAATGAAGGTGACTTAATTTACTTTCCCTTGACTGGTGGTTTATTTGAAATCAAATTTGTCCAGCATCAAGACCCGTTCTATCAGCTTGGTAAACTTTATGTTTACAAACTACAAGTTGAACTGTTCCAGTACTCGTCAGAAAGAATTGATACGGGTATAGCTGAGATTGATACTTTTGAATCTCTTAAAACTTTCAGCACCAATACAACTAGAAACGTGCATGGGCGTGTGTCTACAATAACATTAACAAATGCTGGCTTAGGTTATACATCTGCTCCAACAGTTACATTTATTAGTTCTTCTGGAAGTGGCGCTACTGCAGTCGCTGCATTAGGAACTGGTGAAAATTCAGGTAAGGTAGTTTCTGTGGCAATAACAGAAGGTGGTATTGGTTATCAAATCGCACCAACTGTATCTTTTGTTGGCGGTGGCGGCACTGGTGCTGCTGCAACAACTACCCTAGATATTGATATCAATAAATCTTCTGGTGGCTTCGGCGAGAATGATTCGTTTAAAGACGCAGCAACTGACGTATTAAACTTTGATGAACATAATCCATTCGGAGAAATAAACAATGCTTAATGGAAATGTATACTATCACGGGTCAATAAGAAAAGCGATCGTTGCGTTTGGGCGCTTATTCAGTGACGTCTATGTTGATCGTAAACAAGGTGACTCTGTTGGTGGTGAAACAATTCAGCGTTTACAAATTCCATTATCATATGCGCCGAAGGAAAAATGGTTAGTTCGTTTAGATCAACAAGCTGATCTAGAAAACAATGTAACCATGGTTACTCTACCAAGAATGTCTTTTGAGATTAATGGTTATGCATACGATGCTTCTCGTAAGCTAAATAGAATGCAGCAAATTAAAACTGATTCTTCTACATCAACTAAACCAACGGTATATACACCAGTACCCTACAACGTAGATATCTCGCTTTATATCCTGACAAAAACGCAAGAAGATGGGCTTCAAATTATTGAACAAATTCTTCCTACATTTACACCAGAATATACTTTGGTAATTAATACACTTCCTGAAATGGGAATTACCATGGATGTTCCTATCATATTAAACAGCGTTACTGTTGTTGATGAGTATGATGGCAACTTCCAAGATAGAAGATTCGTTACCCATACGCTTACGTTTCAAATGAAAATTAATTTATACGGTCCAGTTTCTGGTCAAAATGTTATCACTACTGTTAATGCTAATATCGGGCAGAATGAATCTAATGGCGCCAATAGAACCTACGTTGCTGCAGGCGATTTAACCACAGCAACAATTACATCAGAGCAGTGGACTGGTCAAGGACTATAATTGGCTGAAATATATAATTCGAATTCGAACTTAAAAGCAGCAGGGGTAAAGGTTGACTTTACGCCTGATCAAATTCAAGAGTACATTAAGTGTTCACAAGATTACATTTATTTTATTGAGAACTACTGCTATATTGTTACGCTTGATCATGGTCTTAAATTATTTAAGTTGTATGATTGTCAGAAGAATAAACTTCATGTTATGCACAATAACAGACGTATCATTCTTATGGAAGGTCGTCAACAAGGTAAGACAACTACTTCTGCCGCATATATCTTATGGTACACTTTATTTCAAGCAAATAAAACTGTGGCGATCTTGGCAAACAAAGCACCCTCTGCAAGAGAAGTTTTAAATCGTTATCAAACTATGTATGAGATGCTTCCTATTTGGATGCAACAAGGTGTCACTACTTGGAATAAGGGTGACATTGAATTAGAAAATGGTTCAAAAGTATTTACCGCTGCAACTTCAGCATCGGGTATTCGTGGTAAATCTGTTAACATGCTTTACGTTGATGAGGCTGCAATTATTCCCAACAACGTGGCAGAAGAATTCTTTACTTCAGTTTACCCAACTATTTCTGCGGGTGAAACAACAAAGATCCTTTTAAGTTCAACGCCACTTGGCTACAACCACTTCTGGAAATTCTGGAATGATGCTGAGAATGGTCGTAATGGTTTCACTCCATTGTTTATTCCTTATTGGGAAATTCCAGGACGTGATGAGAAATGGGCAGCTGAGCAGAAAGCAATGCTGGGTGAACTTAAATATAATCAAGAGGTTACTTGTAAGTTCCTTGGTTCTAGCTTAACATTGATCAATGCCGATGTTATTGCCAAGATGCCAATTGATCCTAAGATTCATGAGAAAGACGGATTAGATGTTTATGTGAGACCGCAAATGGGTCATACATATTGTTTAGTAGCTGACGTAGCAAAAGGTGTTGGTGGCGACTACTCGGCTTTCCAGGTAATGGATATTACTGAATCGCCATATCGAATTGTTGCAAAATATAGAAAGAACGATATTAGTCCTTTGTTATATCCAAACGTACTGTACAAGGTAGGCAAGGAATATAATGAAGCGTATATCCTATTAGAGATTAACATTAGCGAGCAAGTCGCCCATATCTTGTATAACGAATTAGAGTATGAAAATCTCTTGTTCGTTAATCGTCATACAAATGGGCAGTATGTTGGTGCTGGTTTCGGAGGGGGTAAAACCCAGCTAGGAATTAATACTGATAAGAAAATTAAACGAATTGGTTGCCACAATTTTAAATC